ACAAAAGAGTTCTGATAAAAATAGAAACTTTTTAACTGATGTACCATTACAAGCAGTAGGTGGGGTGTTTGACGCTGTTGATAGTACAGTTGGCTTCATAGAGGGAATTGGTGACACTTTAGGAGAAAAGACAAATATAGGTGGTCTAGCGTTTGGTAAAGACGCTAAGAATGGATTTATTGAGTATGTTTCTTATGATGAATTTAAAGAAAGAGGTTTAAGCGACCCACTCTTTGGAAAAGCAGGTGAGAAAGACGCAATAGATTTTACACCTGAAATAGACGCACCTGACACTATGGTTGGTGGATTTACTAGAGGAGTATCTCAATTTTTAGCAGGTTGGTATACTGGGGGTAAATTACTTAAAGGTGGTTCTTCATTAGTTAGTTCAAATGTAGCTATAAAAGGTGCAAACCTTATAGCTAAAAATCCTGTAAAGACTTCTTTAGTTAGAGGTGCTTTTGCAGATACTGTTGCCTTTGATGAAGAAACAGGAAGACTTACTGATGTAATTATTAATTATGCACCATCAACAAAAGATACTTGGTTAGGTTATTTAGCTTCAGACCCAGATGATACTTTTTGGCAAGGTAGATTTAAAAATGCAATAGAGGGTTTAGCTTTAGGTGGTCTTACAGAAAGCGTATTTAGAACTTACAGATATGTAAAAAACACTAATGATAAAAGATTAGGTAATAAATTATCTGACAAACAAAAGAAAGAAATTAAAGAAGATGAAAAGTTTCTCGACCAAAAGAATGACGCTAATCTAAATACAACAGCAGAAACTACTGGACAAGTAGCTGTAAGAACTAAAAGTAAAATCACAGATTTAGAAATTAAACCTGATGAAATTATAGAACAGAATTACAATAAGTTTATTAAAGGTGAAATAGATTTAGACCAAACATTAGATTTAGGTTTGAATGTAAATTCATTTAGAGCATTATCTAAAGACGGAATAAATCAAGTTCAAGCAATTACAAAATCTTTAGAAAAACAACTAAGTAAATTAAAAGAGCCACAAATATATGCTCTTTTAGAAAGACGTGCAGAAAGACAATACAACGGAGATATTCTTAAAGTATTGAAAGATGGTGAAGAACTTGCAGGTTCTATGGATAAAGGAAGAACAACCATTATTGCACACGAAACTCTTACACAAAGTTTATTAAATGTTTTTCCAAAGATGACACGTGCTTATAAAAATGGTACGGACAACGTCACACTAAAAGAAGTTCAAGACTTACATTATTTATTAGAAAAAGCATTTTTAAATACAGCAGAGATAAGAACTCGTTGGGGTCAGATGGGTCAAATCTTTCAAGGTGTAAAAGATAAAGCATTAAGTTTTGATGATTTAGGAAATAAAATAAAAGGTATTACTACTGACTTTAAAAATTATGGTGGTAATTATGAAGAATTTTTAGACCAGATTGCTAAAGCAGATAATAATAGAGCAGTCGGTGAAGTATTAAGATGGGTTGGTAAGAATAAAACTTGGGCAGTTCTTAATGAAGTTTGGATTAATGCTCTACTATCTTCACCTAAAACTCACTTAATCAATATGACTTCAAACGTCATAAATACTTTTATTAGACCATTAGAAGTAGGTTTAGGTTCTAGAATGAACTTGTGGTTAGAAAATCCTGCTAAAGTTAGAATGTTAAGAGAGCAGGGTAGAGAAGCTACAACTATATTCGCAGGTCTATTTAGATATTTAGATGAAGTTTTAGAATATACAAAACTAGCATTTAAAAATGAAGATACGATTATTGGTGGTGCTTCTGGTAGAACAAAATTAGATACACCATTAAAAGCAACAGGTGATGGTACATTAGGTAAAATTGTAAGAACACCATCTAGATTTTTAAATGCAGAAGATGAGTTCTTCAAACAAATATCTTACAGAGCAAAACTTTATCAACTAGCAGTCAAAGACGCTTTAGAAAAAAATAAAAGTACTTCAAAGATTGTAGGTACAAATATTAAAAATAGAAAACCTATAACTGAGTTTGACGCACACGTAGTTAATTTTGAAAGAGCAGGTTTTGATGAAACAGGTCTTATTGGTATTAATCCTGACGCATTAAGATATGCAGAAGAAACTACATTTACACAAAATTTAACAGGTATAACAAAGCAAGTTCAAGATACTGTAAACAAGTATCCAATATTAAAACAAGTACTTCCGTTTGTTAGAACACCTATAAATCTATTCAAAGCTACAATGGATAGAATACCAGTAGCAGGTTTATTAAGAAAAGAATTTAGAGACGACTTTGTAGGTCGTAGTGGTAATGCTTATAGAATGGCAGAAGCCAGAGGTAAACAAGCCATAGGTCTTGCAACAATGACAATGGCAGGTTTAATATTTAAAGATAGAATTTCAGGTGGACAACCATCTTCTGAAATAGAAGCAAACTTACCAAGAAACTTACAGAACTTAGCTAAGACAGATTTAGGTTTTGTACCTTATTCAGTAAGAATAGGTGATAAACAATATTCGTTTGGAAGATTAGACCCATTCGGTGCTTTGTTTGGAATAGTAGCAGACTTCAATAGATACTATGATTTAGCAACTAGAGAAGAATTAGAAAGATTAGGTAATGCTACTAATATGCTTCTTTGGACACAGACAGGAGAAAACAGTTTATCAACTTTACAGAAAGCACAAAACTTTACAGGTGCTAGTTGGTCTGCATTAACAAGAAATGTATTTAGTAAAACTTATCTTCAATCACTTATGGAGATAATTAAGATAGCAACTGATGATGATACTTATACTGCTGAAAGATGGTTTCAAAATAAAATTGGTTCTTACATACCAAACATCTATACAAAATTAGTTAATGACCCATACTTTAGAGAAGCAAAAACAATAACAGATAATTTAAAGAAAAGGTCTGGTGTTGCTGAAGTACAAATCAAACATAATATCTTTGGAGAAAAATTAGAATACAGTGGTGACTTTGGAGAAAGATTAATTAGAACAATGATTAATCCACTAGGCACAACAGAAGTTAAAGAAGATATTGTTTCTGAAGAATTTATAAGACTAGGTCAATCAGTTCCTGATTTAAATATATTTCTAGATGGAAAGTTAGACACTACTAAATTTAGAAATGAAAAAGGACAAAGTCTTTATGATAGATGGAATGAACTTATTTCTAAAGATTTAAAACTTAAAAAAGAATTAGAAAAAATTATTAAAAGTCAGGGATACCAAAATTTATCTGACCCAATAACAATAGATAGTAGAAGCAAAGACAAAGGTATGAAACACAAAGTCTTAGTAGATACTATTAAAAGATATAGAAAAATTGCTAAAGCAAAACTTATGACTGAACTTCAAAACTTCAAGTCAATTGAAGATGACAGACTAAATGCACAAATGAGTTTTCAAAGAGCAATAAAAAATAACCAATACATCAATTCAGGTCTCAGACAAAATAGTGATGTGTTGCTACCACTTTACCAATTCGGAACAAATTAAGGAATAACATATGTCGTTTAATGCACGTGTCAGCTATACTGCTGACGGAAACACAAGTACGTTTGCTATAACATTTAGTTTTATAGATAGCACACACGTAAAAGTATTTTTAGATGGAGTTTCTACAACTGCTTTCACAATATCAGGAAGCAATGTAGTAATGAACAGTAATCCTGCAAATAGTACTGTTGTATTAATTAAAAGAGAAACACCAACTGACGCTAGACTTGTTGATTTCCAAGATGGCTCTGTATTAACAGAAAGTGACTTAGATAAGTCAGCAGACCAAAACTTCTTCATTGCACAAGAAATAAATGACGAAAGTCAAAGTGCTATGAAGTTAGCAACTGACGATAAATTTGACGCTTTAAATAAAAGAATTAAAAATGTTGCAGACCCAGTTAATAATAATGACGCTGTAAACAAAGGTTTTATATCTACTAATTTAGCAGACATAAATACAGTTGCAGGAATTTCTACGCAGGTCACAAACGTAGCCAACAACCTTTCAGCTATCACAACTGCTAACTCAAACTCTGCAAACGTAAATACTGTTGCAACCAACATTGCTTCAGTAAACACAGTAGCTACGAATATCGCTGATGTTCAAAAAGTTGCACAAGATTTAAACGAAGCTGTATCTGAAATAGAAACAGTAGCTAATGATTTAAATGAAGCTAGTTCTGAAATTGATACTGTAGGTCAGAATATTGCAAATGTTAATACTGTTGCAGGATTAAATTCAGAAATTACTACACTTGCAGGAATTTCTACTTTATCTAATTTAGCAAACGCACACGCTGACGTCACGACTGTTGCAAATAATTTAACTTCAGTAAATGCTTTTGAAAACACTTATAAAATTTCAGCTTCAGCACCGACAGGAATACCAGAGGGAACTCTTTGGTTTGATACTGCTAATGATGTGATGAAAGTTTATGACGGTAATGCTTTTCAAAATGCAGGTTCGTCAGTCAATGGTACTTCACAAAGAAATAAATTTACAGCTACAGCAAACCAAACTTCATTTACAGGTAATGATGATGATGGAGTTGCGTTAGCATACGACCCCAATTTTCTTGATGTATATTTGAATGGTGTACGTCTTGTTAATGGTGCTTCTAATGACTACACAGCAACAGATGGTTCAACAATTACACTTACTTCTGGTGCTAGTGCAGGAGATATTTTAAATGTAGTTTCTTTTGGAACTTTCCAAATTGCTTCATTTAGTGCAACAGCAGTCACTTCAGATACTTTACCAGTAGCTAGAGGTGGTACAGGTTTAACTTCAAGTAATTTAACAGGTAACTCAGGTAAAGCATTAGTAGTAAATTCTAGTTCAAATGCTTTTGAGTTAGCTAATACTTCTTCAGCAGAAGTTTATGGTTTTGAAAAATATTTTGCACCATCAACTTTAAATATAGCAGTCACAGTACAAAGTGTAAGTGGCTCAAATGTTTATTTTATAGATGGTGTTCAACAAGATACTTTAGAATTATTAGAGGGTAATACTTATGTAT